AAGATTATGCAGTTGCTACAGAACAACCCAATGGCTGGGGCGTTGCAGAGCGCTATGATGGCGCACATCAATGAGCATCTGGGCTTTGAGTATCGCAAGCAGATTGAGATGCAGTTGGGTATGTCCCTGCCTCCACAACAAGATGCGTCAGGTGAAGATGTCAATATGAACCCAGAAGTGGAAGCTCGTCTGGCACCAATGCTTGCCGAAGCTGCAACCCGTCTGTTACAACAGAATCAGGCGCAGGTGGCTCAGCAGCAGGCTCAACAACAAGCGCAGGATCCGATCATCCAGATGCAACAACAAGAGTTGCAACTTAAGATGCAAGAGCAACAACGCAAGGTTGCTAAAGATGCTGCCGATGTAGCCCTTGAGCAGGAACGCCTAGCGATTGAGGGTATGAAAGTTGAGGCAGATGTCAAGAAAAACGCCGATAAAGTGAAGTTTGACGCTCTTAAAACCGCTGCGACAATGCGCAACGAGAAAGAGAAACTGGTCGCTAATGCCGGAATGGACCTATTGAAGGCTGAGCTGACCCCACCTAAACAAACCCGTAAAGGAGACTAATGGACGCATCAGATGTTCTAGTACAAACCCTAGACAAAGAAACAACCGCTAAACGGGACTGGATAGCCTCTGGACAAGCAAAGGACTATTCCGAGTACCAAAGAGTTTGTGGGGAGATTAAAGGTCTGCTCTTCGCAAGGCAGGAAATATTAGACCTTAAACAAAAAATGGAGAACTCAGATGAGTGAAATCCTTATCGGCACAAATCCCGATAAACCCCAAATAGTAGGATCAGTAAATTTCGAAGCCACAGAAGCCGAGAAAGCAAGACAACTCCCAGTCCCGCAAGGATACAGAATACTTTGCGCAATTCCAGAAGTCGAAGAAGCCTACGACAGCGGGATCATCAAGTCTGATGAAACCCGTCGGTATGACGAGCTCTTAACAACCGTGCTGTTTGTGGTTGATATGGGTCCTGACTGCTATACCGATAAAGAACGGTTCCCAAACGGTCCTTATTGCAAAAAAGGTGATTTTGTTTTGGTTCGTCCAAACGCTGGAACTCGCCTAGTTATCCATGGTAAAGAGTTTAGGATTATTAACGATGACTCTGTGGAGGCTGTAGTTCAAGACCCACGTGGCATCACCCGTAAATTCGTTTAAGGAGCCCACACAATGGCTGAAATGGAAAAAGAGCAATATAAGTTCCCTGATGAAGTAGAAGATCAGGGTAAACCCTTAGAACAAGTCGAGGAAGAGCAGAGGCAAGAAGCTGCTGGTCCTGAGCTTGAGATCGAGATTGAAGACGATACACCCCCTGAAGACCGCGGGCGTGAGCCTACTCCCAGAGAAGTTGTACAAAAGCTCGAGGTAGATGTAAGCGAGCTAGATCAGTACAGCGAGGACGCTAAGAAGAAGATGATCCAGATGAAGAAGATCTGGAACGACGAGCGTCGGGCACGGGAGGCAGCTGAGCGTGAGCAAAATGCCGCACTTGACGCCGCAAAACGGCTTCGGGAGGAAAACGAGCGTATTAAGAGCATGCTCTCAAAGGGTGAGCAAGAGTACGTCGCTGCGATGAAGACAACAGCCGACTTACAACTTGAAATGGCAAAGCGTTCGTACAAAGAAGCGTATGACAACGGTGATAGCGAGGGCATGATGAACGCCCAACAGGCTATTACTAATGCCACTCTGCAATTAGACAGAGTAAAGAATTTTAAAATGCCCCCTTTACAAGAAAAGGAAACTGATGTACAAACACAGGAACAGTACCAACCTGCTGCTCGCCCTGATGACAAAGTCATGGCGTGGCAGTCAAGGAACCCCTGGTTCGGACAGGACGAGGAGATGACAGCGTCGGCATTAGGCTTACATGAAAAGCTAAAACGCCAAGGTGTCGTGGTTGGATCTGATGAGTACTATGCCGCACTGGACAAAACCATGCGCAAACGCTTCCCAGAAAGCTTCGACGAAGATCTGGAAATGCCAGTACCCGAAGAAGTAAGGGAAGTGAAAGCTGCTGACAAACCAGTGGTTAAACCGTCCACGGTAGTTGCACCGGCTACTAGGAGCACAGCCTCCAAGAAGATTAGGTTGAAGACGTCGCAAGTTGCGATCGCCAAGAAACTTGGTCTAACGCCTGAGCAGTATGTCCGTGAACTTATGAAATTGGAGGCCTAACATGGCTAGTAATAAATTAACTCGTGAGCTAGAAACCCGTGAATTTTCGGAGCGTCCTAAACAGTGGATGCCACCAGAACTTCTCCCCGCGCCAGACAAACAGGCTGGGTTTGCTTATCGCTGGATTCGTACTTCAACCATGAATCAGGCTGACCCACGTAACCTTTCCGCCAAGTTGCGTGAAGGATGGGAACCTGTAATGCTAGAAGAACAACCTCAATTCAAACTGTTAGTCGATCCCAATAGTCGTTTTAAGGACAACATTGAGATTGGCGGTTTGTTGCTTTGCAAGTCACCAGAAGAATTTGTAGATCAGCGTAATAGATATTACTCTGCTCAAGCAGATGCCCAGATGGAGGCTGTAGACAACACTCTTATGCGCCAGAACGATCCTCGGATGCCTCTCTTTAATGAGCGGAAGACGACGAATAGTTTTGGTAAAGGTGGTTAATTTTTTTAATTTAGGAGATTTATTATGGCTTACCCAAGCGTAACAACTCCATACGGCTTAGTTCCGATCAACAGCGTAGATGGCAAACCCTACGCTGGTGCAACCCGTCAATTGCCAATTGCGAGTACTTATAACACTCCAATTTTCAACGGGGATATCGTAGCTGTAGTCGATGGTGGCACTATTGCATTATCAGGCGTTACAGACAACTCTACTGGCTCTGCCGCTAACTACACCTATGGTGTGTTTGTTGGTGTTCAGTACGTAAACAGCCAAGGTCAAACAGTTCAAGCTCAGTACTACCCAGGTAATGCTGCTGCTTCTTCTGCTATCGCCTATGTTGTTGACGATCCTATGGCTGCCTTTAAAGTAGCTGTTGTTGCCGCAAACAGTGTTGTACAGACTGTTAACCAAAGCGTTGTAGGTATTAACTTAGCAATCCAGCCAGAAGTACCACAAGGTAGCACTACTAACGGTAATTCTTACACTGGCGTTCTTGTTCCTACCGACAATCTTGGTAATGCTGCAACTCTCCCAGTTCGTTGCGTTGCTGTTGTTCCTGAAACCGCTACTGGCACAAACGCCTTCACAGAAGTTATCGTGAAGATCAATAACCCACAAATACTCCGTACAACGGGTATTGACTACGCCGCTTAAGGAGCTAAATAATGGCTATTTCACGCGCACAACTACTAAAAGAGCTCCTCCCAGGTCTGAACGCTTTGTTCGGTTTGGAGTATGCTCGCTACGGTGAAGAACACAAAGAGATCTACGAAACAGAGACCTCTGAGCGTTCCTTCGAAGAAGAGACCAAGTTATCAGGCTTTAGTGCCGCTCCCGTCAAGAACGAGGGCAGTGCAATTGCTTATGACAACGGTCAAGAGGCTTGGACAGCTCGCTATACCCACGTAACGATTGCTCAAGGTTTCTCCCTCACGGAAGAGGCTATTGAGGACAACTTGTATGACAGCCTATCTGGTCGTTATACCAAGGCGTTAGCTCGTTCCATGGCGTATACCAAGCAAGTTCGTGCTGCTTCTGTATTAAATACTGGCTTTACCGCTTCTACTGGTGGTGATGGTCAGCCTTTATTCAGCACTGCACACCCACTCGTGTCTGGTGGTACAAACTCTAACGAGCCAGCTACTGCCGCTGACCTTAACGAGACTTCCTTGGAAGCCGCCGTTATTCAAATCAGCTTGTGGACAGACGAGCGCGGTTTGCTCATCGCTGCTAAGCCACGTAAGTTGATCGTGCCACCTTCACTACAGTTCGTTGCAACTCGTTTGCTAGAAACCGAATTGCGTGTTGGTACCAACGACAACGACATCAATGCGTTGAAGAACAATGGTTCGATTCCAGAGGGTTACACCATTAACCACTATCTGACCGACACCAATGCTTGGTTCTTGACCACTGATGTACCTAACGGTATGAAGCACTTTGTTCGTACACCACTCCAAAATTCTATGGACGGTGACTTCGACACAGGCAACGTACGTTACAAGGCTCGTGAGCGTTATTCCTTCGGATTCTCGGATCCATTGGGAATGTTTGGTTCGCCAGGCGCTTAATCAGCACCAAGTTGTACAAGACCCCGCCCTAAAAAGCGGGGTTTTTTATTTTTAAAAGACTTGCACAAACCCAAAAAAGTAGTAATATCTGAACATCTGGGTGAATCGCTTATCAAACTGCCCCAGCAGACGCATACACGATTGATAAGCCGAACTTTGTATGAAGGACAATTTATTATGGCAACATCTACTACCTCTTCGGTATGGCGCTCCACAGGCGGCGACCAAACCCGTACAGCAACCGCTGGCTCCATGGTTATGGCGGCTCAGTTCCTTATTTCTAACTGTGCGGCAACTGCAAACGTTACTAACGTAGACGGCACTCAAGCTCTAATCCTCCCAGCTGGCGCTGTTGTAACTGACGTTTCTATTACTGAAACTGGCACAGGTAACATTAACTTAGGGTTTACCCCACTAATTGGTGTAGGTCCTGGTCAAACTACCACTACTGGTAGCAACGTTCCTACTGGTTTCTTGATTAACGAAGCTATTGGCGCTCGTGTAAACGTTCAAGTTGGTGGCACTGATGGTGGCGCTTTCTTGGGTAACGTAGCTAATGCAACTAACTTAGTTGTTGTAACTACTGCCCCTAATAGCTCTGCTTCCGGCAACTGCTCTGGAATTATTCGTTATTTCGTAGCTGATACTGGCGCAGAAAACGTCTAATAGGAGGCTCTTATGGGTATGCAATATGACGTAAAGTCAACGCATCTAATGACCTCTGGCGTGGCTTACAGCAGCAGAACTAGGCTTAAGGGGGCTATTATGTCCCCTAATACTTCGGCGGCTAAAAACGCTATCTTTGCCAACAATGTGGCGCAAAATGGAACTTACGATATTCCAGGAAGCACTGTTTGTACCGTGACTATTACTGCACATGGGCTTTCTAATGGCTCAAGAATCTGGGTTGACTTTACTTCTGGATCAGCAGTAGACAACGTTTATACAGTTGCCAACGCTTCAGCTAACACTTTCACAATTACAACCGCTTCGCTAACTACTAGCGGAAACGTAACTGTTTATGGTGATGTGCTAATGGAAGTTGATTGCTTTAATGCAACGGCATTTAACGTGCTTATTCCTGGCGAAGGCATTTTGGCGGAAGATGGGATTTATGTAGGTGTTCCAGCAAACGTAGCAGCTACGGTGTTCTATGGCTAAGTCCCCTGCCTGGCAACGTAAGGAAGGCAAAAACCCCGAAGGCGGTCTAAACGCCAAGGGGCGTGCCTCCTATAACGCTGCTAACCCTGGGAAACCGGGGCTAAAGGCACCTCAGCCAGAGGGCGGCTCAAGACGTGATTCGTTCTGTGCCCGCATGAAAGGTATGAAAAAGAAGCTGACTTCCGCTAAAACCGCTAACGATCCAGACTCACGGATTAATAAGTCTTTACGGGCTTGGAACTGCAAAGAAGGCGGCACAGTTAAAGGCGGTGGATGCGAAATCCGTGGCAAGACCAAAGGGAAGATAGTCTAATGGACCACATTCTAACTATTGTCGTAGCTGCTTGGTCGGGGCTTTTAACTGTATTTTTATCCGTATTAGGCTATATCGTGAATGAAAAATTTAGCAAGATTAAAGAGCTAGACGATAAGCTCAATACAACTAGAGTGGAGGTAGCTCGTGAGCACATTACTCGTGAAGAAGTTACAAGAATTACGGACCACATTGATGCAAGGTTTAACCGCCTTGAAGCAAAAATTGACCAACTTATTCAAAGCAAACTAATAGGAGCTTAAAAATGAAACATTCAGATATGAGCAAAGACATGCCAATGATGAAAAAAGTAGCCTCGGCTGCTGTTAAAGGGCACGAAAAGAAAATGCATAGCATGGCTAAAGGCGGTGTAACCCGTGCTGACGGCTGCGTTATGAAGGGCCACACCAAAGGCAAGATGGTTAAGATGGCTGGTGGCGGCAGCTGCTAATGACTAAGCCTGTAGAACCCGTTAGCCCAGCCCCGAAAGTCGGGGAAGGTAAGTCCTTTCTTGAAAGGATGGAACGGGGTATGAAGAATGATGACCCTGAGACCAAAAGACTGTTCGCCGAAAAGTTAGAGAAGTACGTTAACGAAGGCAAAGCTTTAAACGAAGCTAGGAACGAGTATAAAAAAGCTCCTGGTTTATCCAGAGCAGGCGGTGGTGGCGGTGGTGGTGATTTCAGTGGTATGAAGGGCTTAGACAAACCGTTTAAAGCTGGTGGCAAGGTATCTAGCGCTTCTAAACGGGCTGATGGATGTGCTATTCGAGGGAAGACAAGAGCATGAGAGCCAGTCGTGGAATGGGCGCAATTAGCCCTTCTAAAATGCCCAAGGCTAAGGTTATTAACCGCACGGATAACCCCGATGCGGTGGATATGTATGCCAAAGGTGGTAAGACTTCTAGCGTTAACAAGGCTGGTAACTATACGAAACCTGGTATGCGCAAGTCTTTATTTGAGAGTATCAAAGCGTCGGCTGTGCAAGGCACTGCGGCGGGTCAATGGTCAGCTAGGAAGGCACAACTCTTAGCTAAAAAATACAAAGCAAAAGGTGGAGGTTATCGTGGCTAAGTTTCCAGATCTAAACGAAGATGGAAAAGTAACTCAGGCAGACATCCTTAAAGGACGTGGCGTTGCTATGAAAAAAGGCGGCAAAGTTAATTGGATCCAAGATGCAATTAAGAAGCCTGGTGCTTTAAAAGCATCTATGGGTGTTAAGAAAGGCGAGAAGATCCCCGCTAAAAAGCTTGCCGAAGCGGCTAAGAAGCCTGGCAAAATGGGTCAACGTGCGAGATTAGCGCAGACTTTGTCTAAGCTAAAGAAGTAATGCCGTTTATCTGGGATTGGATTTGGGAGAAATTAAGTGGCGTTAGCAAAACCGCAACGGAGCCTAAAGGCTTGGGGGGACCAGAAATGGACAACCAAGAGCGGAAAGCCGTCGTCCGAAACAGGCGAAAGGTACCTGCCAAAAAAGGCAATCCAGTCGCTAAGCCCGCAGGAGTACGCAGCAACAACAAGAGCAAAACGAGCGGGCAAAGCGCAGGGAAAACAGTTCGTGCCCCAGCCAGCAAAAGTAAAAGCAAAAGTAAAGCCGTTCCGAAAGGTTAAATAATGTCCACTACAGGAACAACTTCCTTCAACCTAGACATGAACGACCTCATTGAAGAGGCGTTTGAGCGTTGTGGTCTTGAAGTTCGCTCTGGTTATGACTTCCGTACTGCACGGCGGTCTTTGAACCTGCTTACTATTGAGTGGGCAAACCGGGGTATTAACCTGTGGACAGTCGAGCAGGGTCAGATTCTAATGAACACGGGGCAGGCTATTTACCCTATTCCTGTGGATACGATTGACCTCTTGGATACCGTGGTACGTACTAATAACGGTCAAGGTAATAATCAGATTGACATCAACATTAGCCGCATCAGCGAGTCTACATACATCACCATTCCTAATAAAAACGCTACAGGGCGTCCAATTCAGGTCTGGATTAACCGACAGTCAGGTAACGTCGCAAACATCCCACAGGCTGCTTTAAACGGCGCTATTGACGCAGATGACACGACAATTACCCTAGTTAATGCTGCTAACCTCCCAACTCAGGGGTTTGTCAATATTGACAACGAGACTATTGGCTATCAGAACATCGTGGGGAATCAGATCCTAAACGCTTGGCGTGGTCAGAATGGTACAACAGCAGCGAGCCATTTAACGGCTGCAGAGGTATATGTAAACAACCTTCCTTGCATTAACGTTTGGCCTACTCCTAACCCACCTGGAACCCAATACACGTTTGTGTACTACCGTATGCGTCGGATTCAAGACGCTGGTAATGGCGTGCGTACGGAAGACATTCCATTCCGCTTTATACCCTGCATGGCTGCTGGCTTGGCTTATCAGTTAAGCGCCAAAATGCCTGGGGTTGATCCAAACCGCATAATGATGCTCAAATCTGACTACGAACAACAGTGGACATTAGCAGAGCAAGAAGACCGGGAAAAAGCCCCTGTTCGATTTGTGCCACGTAACTCGTTTTATTACCGATGATATGCCATGCCAAGTAGATTTGCTTCTGGAAAATATGCAATTGCCGAGTGCGACAGATGTGCGCAGCGGTATAAGCTTACGGAGTTAAGGATACAGATATTAAAGACAAAACCATATCAAGTTAAGGTATGTCCTTCTTGTTGGGATCCAGATCAGCCTCAGTTGTCATTAGGCTTGTATCCAGTAAATGATCCACAGGCAGTGCGGGAACCAAGACCAGACGTGAGTTATTTAGTATCAGGACAAAGTGGCTTGCAGATTAACGAGACGGGTATTGGCCCAAACGGGTTTGGTAGTCCAGAGTTAGGTAGTAGGGTGTTTCAGTGGGGTTGGAATCCAGTCGGGGGTAGTAGAGGACCTGACGCAGGTTTAACTCCAAATGACTTGGTACAACAAGTAATTGTTGGTACAGTAACGGTAACGACAACTTAAGGAGTTGAAAATGGGATACAAAAAAGGCGCTGACGGAATTACTAAAACAGGTAAAACCGAAGGTAAAAACTTAGGTGACTCTGGTCCATCAATAGGTATTGAGAAGGGCCCAAAGAAAAGCACAAGCATGATGAACAAGAACATGAAGTTGATGGGTCGCAACTTGGCTAAAATAGCTAATCAAAAAGCTGGAAGAGGTCGATAATGGCTAAATTTTCTATGAAAAAAGGCGGTAAGGAAGTAGGACCTGCTGAGGTCTATGCTGCACCGCACACAATGGATGGCAAGGCTACCAACGTCGTAACAGACAGCATTACCAAACCTGGTAAAGATAAAATTAACCAGATGAATATGTCTGTTGCTGGTGTTAGCAAAGGTAACTATGCCTCTATTAATCCATACGGCGTAGGCGTAATGCGTGGTTATGGCGCTGCAACAAAAGGTCGTAAGATCAGCGGGAAGATGGGCTAATGAACTACCAGCAGTTATCTGAAGCAATCCAAAGTTACGCTGAGTCGACAGAGCAGCTTTTTGTCTACAACATTCCTAACTTTGTGCAACTCTGCGAAGAGCGGGTGTATAACGCCGTTCAGATTCCTGCTATCCGTAAGAATGTTATTGGTAATTTCACTCAAGGCGATCATTATTTGGCGCTTCCCGAAGACTATTTAGCTTCGTTCTCCCTTGCGGTTATTGACGCAGATGGTAACTACGAATATCTGATTGATAAAGACGTTAACTTTATCCGCCAAGCATATCCCAACCCCAATGACGAAGGGTTGCCAAGATACTATGCGCAGTTCAGTCCGTATACCTACATTATTGGTCCGAGCCCTGATGCAAACTACCAGACAGAGCTGCATTATTACTACTACCCTACTACGATTGTTCAGGGTGGTATTGCTGGTTTTGGCACTATTGTGGGTGGTTCTGGATATACCAATGGTGTATATGAGAATGTAGCTTTGACTGGGGGCAATGGATCAAATGGTACGGCTACAATTACCGTATCGGGTGGAGCAGTAACTGCGGTAACTTTAGTAAGTCCAGGATCTTTGTATGTTGTTGGAGACTCATTAAGTGCTGCAGTTTCTACAATAGGAAATACAGGAAGTGGGTTTTCAGTACCTGTAAATAACACTGTTAATCCAACTGGCACTAGCTGGTTAGGTGAAAACTTTGAATCAGTTTTGTTGTATGGTTCATTGCGTGAAGCCATCATCTTCCAAAAGGGTGAACAGGATTTAGTAACTTATTACGAACAGAAATATCAAGAATCATTAGCGTTACTCAGAGATTTGGGTGATGGTAAAGATAGAAGAAGCGCATACCGTGATGGACAACTTAGGCTGCCTGTACCTGGGCCTGTTAGATAAATTTTTAGGAGCAAAAAATGGCAATTACCCAAGGCATGGCGACAAGTTTCAAGGTTCAACTCTTGAATGGTCAGCAAAACTTTTCCGCAAACACGTTTAAATTAGCGCTGTATACCAGCTCAGCTACTCTAAATGAGAACACCACTGCGTATACAACTAGCAACGAAGTAGCTTCTGCTGGTAACTATTCTGCTGGTGGTAATACTTTATCGGTTAGCGTAACCCCAACAAACTCTGGTAACGTGGCTTTTATCTCGTTCTCCAACACTTCTTGGGCAAATGCAACAATTACCGCTAATGGCGCTTTGATTTATAACGCTAACTTGTCAAACGCAGCTGTTGCTATATTGGCTTTTGGTGGTGATAAGACATCGACCAACGGTACTTTTGCGGTGAACTTCCCAACGGCTGATGCAAGTAACGCAATTATTCGTTTGACCGCTTCGTAATTAGGAGAGCCTTATGGCTTTGGTTCTAAAAGATAGGGTTAAAGAAACTAGCTCTAGTTCTGGTACAGGTAGTGTTACGCTTGGTGGTGCATTTCCTGGCTACCAAACGTTTAATGCTGTTGTAGCTACTGGTTCTACCGTTTATTACACAATCCACAATTTAACGGCTGGTGTCGATAACGAGTGGGAAGTTGGTCTTGGTACGTTTACGTCTCCAGCTACTCTGTCTAGGAATACGGTTCTTTCTTCATCTGCTGGCGGTACAACTAAAGTTAACTTTACTAGTGGAGCAAGTGGGCTTGAGGTGTTTATTACTCAGCCCGCTGAAGAAGCAATCTATTTAAATCAGGCAACAGGTCTTGTTGAAGTTGGTGGTAATGGCACAAATACTGTGTCTTTTACTAATATCAATGCTTCTAACGTAGTCATGGTGTCTGGAACAATCAGCACCAACGCCGCAAATGCCACGGACATTACCAATAAGACTTATGTTGATGGGCTTTTCTCAACAGGTATTACGTATCACGCCCCTGTTCTTGTTGAAACACCGACAGCTCTAACTGCTACGTATAATCAGCCAGGCGGTGCCGGAAACGGCGTAGGTGCTACGCTGACCAATAGTGGCGCAAACGTGGCTTTAAGTATTGACGGGGTATCGCTGTCCAATACAGCCCGCGTCCTTGTATATCAGCAATCTAATGCAGTACAAAACGGTGTCTATACAGTTACTAATCCCGGTGCCCCCGATAGTCCAGGTCCTGGCGCTGCTTGGGTACTTACTCGTGCAACTGACGCTGATACTTATGGTGTTGGGGACCCAAATAAACTAGGTCAAGGTGATGCGTTCTTCGTTCAGTCTGGTAATACGGGAGCTGGTGAAACTTATATTCTCAATACCGTAGGCACAATTACATTTGGCGCTACTAATCTTACGTTTGCGCAGATTAGCTCTGCTCAAATCTATGCGGCTGGTACAGGTCTTAACCTTTCCAATTTAACATTTAGTATTGCTAATACAGCTGTTACTGCAGCGCAATATGGGAATGACGGGGCGGTTGGGCAATTTACAGTTAATGCTCAAGGCCAGATTACCAACGCCGCTAACGTATCTATTAACGCTTCTAGTATCTCTGTAGGTACTTTAGCAAATGCTAGAACGACAGCAGATTCCGCTAATGGTGCGAGCACAATTGTATCCAGAGACACTAACGGCTCTTTTGCAGCTAACGTAGTTACGGCTACAACGGTTAATGCAACTTCTGGCAACTTCACTAATATTACTGGTAACGCTGTTAGCTTAACTAACATCAATGCCTCAAACATTACCAGCGGGACCATATCAAACGCTCGTACTACTGGCAGCACATCTAACAGTGCTTCAACTCTAGTATTGCGTGATTCCAATGGCAACTTTGGTTCTAACGTAATTACCGCTTCTTCGTTCAGTGGTGACGGTACAGCTATTACAGCAATCAACGCTTCTAATATTTCGTCTGGAACTATAGCCAATGCAAGAACTACAGCGGCTTCCGCTAACGGAGCATCGACTATTGTTTCCCGTGACTCTGGCGGTAACTTTGCAGCTAATACAGTAACAGCTGCGGTTATTGGTGATCTATCTGGCGGTTCAAATATCAATGCGTCTAACATTGCTTCGGGGACTATTGCAAATGCAAGAACGACTGCTTCTTCTAGTAATGGTGCTAGTACTATTGTTCTGCGGGGAGCTTCTGGTGAATTTGCTGCTGGGGCGATAACAGGCGCATCTTTCTCTGGTAATGGTTCCGCCCTTACTGCTATTAACGCTTCAGCAATTACTACGGGGACTTTAGATAATGCCAGGACTACTGCTTCTTCTGCCAATGGTGCTAATACTATTGTCCTTCGTGATGCCTCTGGGGATTTTTCTGTAGACGGTATTACAGCCAACTGGTTCACAGGTAACGGTGCAAATTTATCAGCTATTAATGCCAGCAATATATCTTCTGGGACAGTAGCTACTGCTCGGTTAGCTTCAGGAACTGCTAATAACACAACTTTTTTAAGGGGCGATCAAACTTGGGCGCCCGGTGTATCTGGTCCTACTGGTCCTACTGGTCCTACTGGTCCTACTGGCGCTCCCGGTCCCACTGGTCCTACTGGCCTTACTGGTGGCCCTGGCCCTACTGGCGCTCCCGGTCCTACCGGTCCTACCGGCCCTACCGGCCCTACCGGCCCTACCGGCCCTGCTGGTTTTCAAAGCATGCAAGTTTTTAATGGCCCTGGAACATTTACTACCCCAAGTACAACCACTAGAATTAAAGTAACTGTTGTAGGCGGTGGTGGTGGCGGTGCTGGTGGTAATCCATCGAACAATAACAGTCAAGGCGGCGGTGCTGGCGGTGCAGCCATTTGGGTTGGTGCGGTATCTGCTTCAACTGGTTATAGTGTTACTGTAGGAACAGGTGGTCCAGGAGGTGGTGGCACTGCAGGTGGAACGGGCGGGAACACGTCTACTTTTTCTGGTCCTACAACCGTGTCAGCCACAGGTGGAGCTGGGGGACCTGGAAGCCCTCCACTACCAGGAGGTGCTGGCGGCTCTGGAAGTAATGGAACTGTTAACTTTAGTGGCGGTGGCGGTGGGTCTGGAACTGCTTACGCTAACGGTACTGGAGGTATGGGCGGCAACTCTATTTTTGGTGGCGGCGGACGAGGAGTTTATGGTGCTGCGGGACAGAATGGACAAGCCGCTGGAGCTGGAGGTTCTTCTGGTTCTAATAACACTAACGGTGGTGGTAATGGAGCTAACGGCATAGTGATTGTTGAATTTTAAGGATTAAATATGACAAAGTTAGCTTTAATATCTGCTTTAGAACCTAGAGAAAACGGATATCGTGTTGCTCAAATAATTGACGCTGCTGACAAATTTCCTGTTGGAGAACCAAATCATTTTTGGGTAGAGTGTCCTGATGACGTGGTTGCTGATACATATTGGTATGATTCAGTGACTCAATCATTTGTAATAGTTCCAATACCTGAAGCACTTGCTCAGCCGACTCCAGAAGATTTACAAGTCCAGCTAACTAGATTACAAGCACAAATTGAATCTTTGGCTGGCAATGAATAATGTTATCTAACAGTGAACAATTCCAAAAAAATGGTTTCGTACATTTAAAAAATGTCATCGACAATCAACATTGTCAAACTTTAATTGAGGAATTAAAAAGACGTATTAATAATAATGATACGGTGCAAGATATTCAATGCCCATTATCCGATGCAATTCATGGGTCAGAGGTATTTGATAAATTATTAGTAGACCTACTACCAAAATTTGAAGAAGCCATTAATATAAAGTTATACCCAACATATAGTTACGCTAGACTTTATAAAAAAGGAGAAGAGCTCGTAAAGCATCAAGATAGAGCGGCATGCGAAATATCTGCCACTTTAACACTTGGTTTTGATGATAAGGTCTGGCCCATTTATATGGGGGACTATGAAGATGAATCAAATAAATCAGAAATATGTATGGGTGTTGGTGATGTTGTTTTGTATAAAGGCATGGATAAATGGCACTGGCGAGAAGAATTTAAAGGTAAATGGCAAGCACAGGTATTTTTACATTATGTAAACCAAAACGGACCCCACGCTGAATGGAGGTACGATAAAAGAGAAAAGTTGGGCATGAGCAAAAGTAAATTGTTGGATTATTGCTATTTGGTTGAAAATGTTTTATCAGACTCTTTTTGCGATCATATGATTAATGAGTACGCTAAAGATGAAGTCGAAAAAATAGACCCGCATATTGGCCCTGAAAACTCAGTAGACAAAACCATTAGAGACGTCCAAAGGGTTGTTCTCCCAACAAATCAAGGAATTGGTGCCACTTTAACTTCTATTGGGTTAAATGTTAATCAACAAACGTATAAATATGACATTACGCACTCTAACCAAGTAGAATTTTTAATTTATAAAGAAGGTGGTAAATACGAGGCGCATGTTGATACAGCGCATGAGCATACAGAAGAAACTAGAAAACTTACAGTATTGGCTTTTTTAAATGATGATTTTGAAGGAGGCAAACTTTATTTGCAGGTTGGGGATAAAAAATATTACCCAAAGCAAACAAAAGGCACAATTTTAGTATTTCCATCCTACATACTTCATGGTGTTGAGCCAGTAACAAAAGGGGTTAGGTACTCTGTTGTTACTTGGATGGCTGGCCCATATTTTAGGTAAAAAATGTCACATTTACCAATCTGGTTCCTAGGTCAAGTTGCTGAGCAAGAGCGCAGTAGGGCTTTTAATGAGTTCAAACTTATTGATCCAAAAGAAGCAACTATGGGAGTTGAGGGCGACACTATAGACTCAACCAACAGAGACACTATCGTAAGGTTTGCCGATCCGGGGCATTGGTTTGGTTCTGATATGTTTTTTTACGGGATTAAAGCTAATTTAGAATGTAAGTGGGGGTTTCATTTAGATAGTTGCGAACCCGTGCAGTTTGCTCAATATGAAATTAATCAACACTACAATTGGCATGTAGATACATTTTTTCTGTCTACTAAAAATTACGATAGAAAAGTTACTGTTATTTGCTTAATGAACGACCCATCAGAATTTGAAGGTGGCAAACTAGAAATGCGTTTTGAACAACAAGAACATACTGTTCCTTTAAATAAAGGCACCATTGTAGCGTTCCCATCTTTTATAGAACATAGAGTAACTCCAGTTACTTCTGGTACTCGTTATACAGCAACAATGTGGGTAAATGGACCGAGGTTTAGATAATGTTTGGAACCTTTCCTTATGCTGGAGCGCCGTTTGCTGATGTTGGTGAGTCTAGTCTTGGTATTTCAGTTGAGGTTACTGGGGTATCAGCTGTTGGCGTTGTAGGAACGGTTGATGTAAGTTCTGGGCAAACTATAGATGCTATAGGCGTAAATGCCGTTGGTGCAGTTGGGACTTTAGAGGTTCAAGCTGGGGGAAGTGTAGATTTAATTGGTATTAACATACCGTGCCTAGTTGGCACAGTTGCGGTAGTTGAGAGCGTTACAATTGAATTAACCGGCGTTCAGGCTGTTGGTAGGATAGGCAACGTAGATATTAATGCTGGAGCGGGTGTAGATCTTACAGGCGTAAACGCAATCGGTGTAGTAGGTACGGTTAGTTTAAGTCTTGGATGCACGGTTGATTTAACTGGGGTGTACTCCGTGGGACGTATTGGTAACGTTTCAGTAATTGAGAGCGTTACTATTGATCTAACGAGTGTAAGCGCTGTAGGTCGACTTGGTAATGTAGATGTAAATGCTGCAAGTGTAGTTAACTTAACTGGCGTTTATGCAGTAGGTCGAGTAGGAACCGTTAGTGTCGCTGCAAATGCGGTGGTTAATTTGACTGGCGTTAAAACCGTTGTTAGACTCAACAAACAGAATGTGTGGGGTTTAGTAAATACAGCACAGATCCCAAATTGGAATGATATAAGCACGGTGAATACACCGAATTGGACAGAAGTAATAGCAGCGTAAGGACAAATTATGGCAAGTACATACTCACCGAGTTTAAAAATAACGCTTCCTGGCGACGGGGATCAATCCGGCATTTGGGGCCAAACTACCAACACAAACTTAGGCACTTTGATTGAACAAGCTATTACTGGTGTTACTTCAATCACAATGCTTGACGCTAATTACACACTAACTAGTTTTAACGGAGTAACAGACGAGGCTAGAAACGCAGTCTTGGTAGTAACAGGTACAAACAACGCAGTTCGAGACTTAATCCCTCCAGTCGTAGAAAAACTATATACCATTGCAAATAACACCACGGGTGGGTACGCTATTCGTGTAATCGGTGCTTCTGGCACGGGCGTAAATATACCTAATGGTGCTACATGCCTTGTTTACTGCGATGGTACTAATTTTGTAAACGGATTATCTGGGTCTATTGGTAGTTTTAGTATAGCTGGTGCACTTTCAGTTACAAGTACAGCTAATTTAGGTGGTGCTATTACATATGGTGGAGTAACGCTTTCAAATGCTGTAACAGGCACTGGAAGCATGGTTTTATCTGCTTCGCCAACATTTACTGGAACACCTTTAGCAACAACTGCTTCTGTTACTACTGACAACACACAAATTGCAACAACCGCTTTTGTTAGAGACATCATTCCAGCTGGCATTATTTCTATGTGGTCTGGTTCTATTGCTTCTATCCCATCGGGTTGGGTAATATGCGATGGCACTAATAGCACTCCTGACCTTAGAAACCGATTCATTGTTGGCGCTGGTTCTACCTATGCTGTTGCTGCAACTGGCGGTTCTGCTGATGCTATTGTTGTAAGCCATACACATACAATTGTTGACCCGGGACACTTCCACTCTGTTGATGCTGGTGGTCAGGCATCAAATCAACTAGTGTCAGGCGGAACAGTTAATTTAGCAACAAGTAATACTGGTACAGCAACTACTGGAATTACTATTAATTCTGCTGGTTCATCTGGCACAAATGCCAACTTGCCACCGTACTATGCGCTGGCGTACATTATGAAAACTTAAGGACTAATATGATTAAAACAATCCAAGACTCGATGGAAGGTGGCGAATTTAAGCCGCGCCATACCGTTGAAATCTACTGCCCTAATTGCAGTCGGGACGTAGATGAGACCGAACTAGCTATGAAAGTATGCGGTGACTGTGGGTTTGATTTATCTGAGCCAGAGCAGCACGTAGCTATCGTAGTAGCCAATATGTCATTTGGTGGCTCTACTCTTTGAGGCAAAGAACAGTGAGATATGTCAGATCCGTTGGGGTTGTCCGAGGGGGTAAAGGGGCTTAGTTCAGGCTTTGATTCTGCTCGTGAAGCGGGCAAGACTGTATCTAAAAGCATTGAAGGAATACAAAAAGACGGCCTAGAAGTAGCCCAGCAGAAAGCGCAAGAGCGCATACGGGCAAGGCGAGAAGCAGAATTTAAGAA